GGGCGAGACAACGAGCAATCTTCGCTTTATCTGGAAGCCTATGGAGGGCATGGAAGAAATTTATCAGCAGTCCGACATAGCGGTGATACCAACCAAAAATTGTGAAGGACTTTCGCTATCACTTTTGGAGGCCATGGCCTGCGGTCTGCCTACTATCACCACTCACGCTGGGGGTTTAACTGATGCGACCATTGACGGCTACAACACGATTATCTTTAATCCGGTAGACAACAATCTAGCAGAACCCATCCGATTCTTAGCCGATAACCCAGATGCTAGAGAAGTGATGGGCAAGCGCAACCGTGAGATAGCCTGTGAATGTTTCGATATTGAGATTTGGAAAGCCCGCTGGGGCAATTTGCTTAGGCAGTTTGGGGTAAGCACGGCAGCTATTCCGGGATGGAAGCCAAAAGATAGTCCTAAATTAATAGCCATGATGCCTGTTAAAAATGAATCAGATCGTTATCTGGAAAGAGTGTTAGAAAATACTTTGACTTTTGCTGAGGAAATCGCGATACTTGATGACCATTCTGACCCAGACCAGTACGCAAAACTTCTTGACATTCAAAACAAGTTGGGATGCGACAAAATTCATGTGGCGCAAGCAACGGCTACTTGGGATAATGAGAGCGAATTGCGGGCTGAGTTGTTAAGGTTTGCCTTAACACGAAGCCCTGACTGGCTGATAGCGGTGGATGCAGATGAACTTTACGAGCCTGATATGGCGGGTGTTGTCAAGGAATACATGACACAACAATCAATTGATGTTGTTGCTTTTCGCTTTTACGATATGTGGAACGATGAAGGTCGTTACAGGGACGATGATTTTTTCCCAGCGGCAACCGTATATGCCCCCCGTATGTTTAGAGTAAAGAACGGCACAGAATATCATTTTAACGGAAAGTTAAAGCATTGCGGAAGCATCCCGCAAAACATAGTGGACGATGTCTTTTTGCCTAGTTCTATTCGTGTAAAACACTTAGGCTATATGAACCCACAGGACAGAACCCGTAAGTATCGGGAAAAGACGCAAGATGACCCAGCATATCAGCATTACTCTAAGGAAATATACGATGCCATATTGGACAATGATCCTCCGTGTGTCGAGTGGAGCGACCAAAACTATTGGCAAGCTGGAGCAGGTAAATTGGTTATCGCTTATCCCCCAGATATGCACTGGCAGATTATGAAGCAACGTCCCCATCACTTGCTGAGTTTAGCTGCAAGCGAACGACATAGAGTATTTTTTGCCGACGACATGGCCCTTGCAGACACCATTGATGCCGAGCCCTATTTGACGTTAGTTAAGAACTGGCAGGACTGCGAATTTGTCAAGGATGTAGATGTGTTATATGTAACTGCCCCGCATCAATTGGCATATTGTGGACACATAAATTACAAGACGATTGTTTATGACTGCGTTGATTTTCGAGGAAGTAGTGATGAAGAGTTAATTCGTACCGCAGATCATGTGTTGTGCGCTTCGCAAATGCTTTATGACCGGGCTTTGCGGTTGGGTGCGCGAGGTCCCGTTTATGTGCCTAATGCTTGCAATTATGCACACTTTGCGTCAACGCTAAGTCCGCAAAACGACGTGGTGGGCTATATGGGGATCGTGGCATCCGTCCTTAACTTGGACATAATCAAAGAACTGGCGAAGCGTTGGCCTATGTTTATGATGGGCGAGATAAAAACCGACGTGTCCATCTTGAAAGGCAAAGTGGATATCCGTGGACATGTCCCATACGACGCATTACCGCAAAATCTGGCTTCAGCCAAAGTAGGGATTATTCCCAAGATAGGCGGTGACTATGAAATGCATTCGGCCCCTATAAAAGCTTATGAATATCTAGCGGCAGGTAGGCCAGTTGTTGCCACGCCTATTCCTGAACTATTGCCATTGGCCGAACAGGGATTGATTCGCGTGGTAGAAGAAGATGACATAGATGGTTGGATGCAAGCAGTCGGCGAGGCCATGAAGGAATATCCGAACAAGGCAGGGCAAGAGTATGCACGTCAACAGACGTGGCAGGCCCGTTATGAGCAGATAAAGGGGGCTTTAGGTTGGATTTAACTAAGTATTGGGATGGCTCAAAAGATGAATTATCCAACCGCGACCCCGAGACGCTTATAGGATGGAAAGAGAATTACCAGTATATTGCTGATTGTATGACCGTACTTGACATTGGGTGCGGTATTGGCAATGTGGTATCGTGGTTATACGATAAAAAGCATATAGCAATGGGCATTACTTACCAACAAGAAGAAGCTAATAAAGCTAGGGAATTGGGCAGAATTGTTCATTGCCAAGATATGCACGAAATAACTTATTACAATAATTCTTTTGACGCTTTCATAATGTGGGACAGCCTAGAACATGCCATTGCCCCGCTTGTGGCACTAATGGAAGCTAAACGTGTAACTCGCAATGGTGGTAAAGGTATGATATTTATTCCTAATCAGGACTGGATAGAGTGCAGTTATTATATCATCGTGCCGACAATCCGGCAAATGAAACACTTACTTGAATTGGCAGGTTTAACGCTTGTAGATATTGTTGACATGGGCAATGAACAAGCCGTATACAAGGTGGCGGTGAACAAATGATAAATGACCGCGCATGGTGGGAAAATGAGTTCTTAAACAACTGGGAAGTGGGCATTGACGGTAAACAGCAGACATTATACTTCGCTCAGTTGATGCTTGATAATCTGCCGGAAGATGTCAAAGCGTTTTTAAGCGTGCCAGGGACAACCGTATTGGATTGGGGATGTGCGCTTGGGCAGGCGGTAAATTTAGTGCAAGCAACCTTCTCTGGTGCCAATGTTACGGGGCTTGATTTTGCTGAAAAAGCGATTGAAAAGGCGCGTGTATTGTTTCCTGGCAATCGGTTTATGAGCAGGACATTTAACAAAGAGATTGACTTTTACGATGTGGTTTATACTTCAAACTGCTTAGAACACTTCTCTAATCCAATGGATAACATCAAGGACTTGCTTGAAGGAACGGGCAAATATTTTATTGCGTTAGTCCCGTATAATCAAGGCGGATTTGCTGGGCTTATGGATATGGATTGTCATTTTTATTCCTTTACGGAGAGTTCGTTCCCAGGGCAAATAGGCGATTTTGCGCGACAACATTGCAAGGTAATACCGCCTGTTAATCCTGATATGTGGAACGACAACCAATTGTTGGTGATTTATGAACAAGGGCGGTGATAGCGAATGAGATTAAAATGGCCCTTTAAGCGAGCGAGGGCAGAACCGGAGCCTATACCGACAGGGAGAATAACTTCTACTGGCAGTGGCTTTCACGGGCGCAGTACCCTTTCACCCTATCGGTCAAGGACTTCTGATGTATTGGAAACATTGCGAACGATACCCGATGAAGTAGAAGCCTTAGACTTCCTGAGACGCACGACCCCGGATATTTCGATGGCTTTATGGAACTTCGTAAGACTTGCCAATCAAGGGCACGAAATGAAGTTTAATGATTTGAACGGCAAGCGGATGGAGTCTGTAGAAAAACAATGGCGAGAATTTGCAAGCCGTGTCAATCAAGTGTCAAATGCAGGACTTGATGGCTTAATCGACGTTCTGCATTACTCAGCCTATATGCGATGTGCTCAGGGGCTAGAGGTTGAAGTAAACACCGATAGAACCGACATTGTAGACGTTTATCCTGTTATCCCTCAAACGATAATATGGGAGCTTGAAAAACGCAATGGGCGCGAGGTCTGGATTCCGTATCAGCAACAAATGGCGAAAAAGGTATCACTTGAACCGGGTAAAGCTAACTTCTTCTGGGTTCCGACTGACCCTGACATTGACGACCCTAGAGGTAACCTAGTTATGTCATCGGTTCTACAGTCAATCGACTTCCAGATGCAGATAATGCAGGACCTACAAGCTGTCCTCCACAGGCAAGGGTGGCCTAGAAACGACATTTCAATCGACCTTGAGCGAATGGTGAACTCGATGCCCCCCAGCGTTAGAAACGGCACTGAGGGCAAACGGCAAGAATGGCTGATGAACCGGTTTAATGAGATACGAAATGCAATGGATAGCTTGAACCCCGATTCCGACTATCTGCATTTTGATGACATTACCATAAACATGAACCAGGGGGCCAATGCTGCACGAAGTTTAGACGTTAGAGCTGTAACAGAATTAGTTGATGTTCAGGTAATGAACGGCGGTAAACAGATGGGCATTTTCTCTAATAGAACGTCTGGAATAACAGAAACTTGGGGTACTGTCCAATTCCGTATTTTTTGTTCTGGTATAGCATCTATTCAGCGTGGCAGTAAGCGACTGATTGAAGAAGTAGCCCGCTTATGGCTTAGGGTTCATGGCATTCAAGCTGTTCCAAAATTCTCCCATAATCTAATAGACTGGGAAAGCGAAGGCCAGAGGATGACGGTAAGGTTGCTGGAAGAAGAATTCCATGCTATTGCTCAACTGATGGGTTGGCAGGATGGCGATGATGCCGCTAGTGCTGTTCTAGGCAAAACCAATGCCGTTGGGGAACCGGTAGAAGGTACAAAGGTGTCCTTCGGCAGAGGAGGTGATTCTCGTGCAACCGATGAACAATTGCCGGGTGAATTACAGCAAACCAGTAAGAGAAACTTGCGCTCACGATTTGGTATTGCTAGAAGCTGGTATTCCCTACCAAACAATTTACTTTAGATGCAAAGTTTGCGGTGTAAAGAAAATAGTACCAATTAAAAATCTTAAGGAGGAAAAATACAATGTTTAAATCTGAATTTATCAAGGAGATAGCTCGTGAAGCTGACTTTACCCAAGCTGAAACCGCGAGATTCCTAGAGGCGTTTCAAGAAGTCGTGACCAATGCCTTAGCCGAAGGCGACGAGGTTATGCTGACAGGATTTGGTTGCTTTTCCGCTAGGAGAAAACCTGCTCGCACGATGTTATCTTTTGGCAAAGAAATTGATGTACCTGCCAAGAAAACTATTGTCTTTAAGGCTGGTAGAACGCTGAAAGAGGCGGTCAATTAATTTAATGATACAGTGAAAGGTGGTGAAATGATTGGCTGATTTTGGAGTCCCTACAGCGGGGCAACTGGAAAAGATAAATGCGCTGGCAAAAAGGACCTTATCGAAAGATGAGGTTTTTGCTTTTCCAACCAAGATGGTAGGCGATGCGCTTCTTCCTGAGAGGTATTTGAAACTTCACAAGTCCCTGCTAGAGCTTTACAAGACTGATGCTAAGGCTGGCGTAGCTTTTATGCTCGACCATGCGTGGGCAGGAATACAGAAGGCTTTAGTTTATGGCCGTACCTTCGACGCAAGCATTAAGAGAAGCGATGGCACTGTTGAGGGTGAAACATGGGCATTGCACGGCGATACTTACATTGTTCGAGGCAAGGAGAAAGATGGCATTTCAACCGACTCTATCATAGCTGATATTGAAGATGGCACTCTGTTTGACGTATCTATCGGCTTTGGATTTGAAACTGCAACCTGCTCTGTTTGTGGTGAAAACTATTACAGATGCGAGCATTGGCGAGGCCGAGAATACGAAGGGCAGTTATGTTACATCATAGCAAAACCGCCGGGGTACTTAATGGAATTGAGTGGCGTGTTCGATGGTGCTTACCCTACGGCTGGCATATTGTCGCAGATGAGCCTTCCAGAAGGGCAAAGCGAGCTTATTCAACTGCCGGACGAGGAATTAAAGAAACTGCCGTCTGGAATAATGACCTATGCCTCGTATGGCTCTAATAGCGGTAGACTGTTGACCTATCACAAAAAAGATGACCTTGCAAAAGGCAATACTTTTTCAGTCCCCGATTTATCAAAACCGAAAGGAAGTGACCAAGAGATGAGTGAACCCGTAACCTATACTCAGGAACAAGTAGATGCTCTGATAAAAGAAGCTGTCGACAAAGCAGTAGCCGAAGCTCTGGCTAATGCGCCTGCTGTTGACCCCCCTGCTACCCCCGAGGCGTTTATGACTCAGGAGCAAGCAACCGAAAAGCTGGGCAAAGAGCTACCCGCTGACAAGGTGCTGACCTACGCTAAAGAGGGCATGGACTATATGACCCAACTGGTGGAAGATGCAGTGGCAATGGGTGTAAGGGCGCAGGGCAATGACTTCCCGGCTGAGACTTGGAAGAATACCTTTGCTGGCATGAGTTCTCAGGGCATCAAGGACATTATGGCTACCTTCGAGAAACAGGCGAAAGAGGAAATCCCTGCTGGCAGACAGTCAAGCTCATTTAATCAGCAAACTATCGCGCAGACCCTTCCTGATGACGCTTTTAAGGTTGGAAGGTAGCAGACCCTAACAAACACATAACTACCCTAAAACAAGCCGCTAAATTAGCGGTTATTTTTATGCCTATCAATAACAGAAAGGAAGTGTTCACAATGGCAAGAGGTGGAATTAGAGGTGGAATTGACCATGAAGGAATTGGCAAACTTGGAATGACTTATAAGGCTAATGCGGCCTTAGCAGCTGCTGTTGCTGCTGCTGGTGGCATCGGCACTACTGCTGGACGCGCTGCTGTAATCGGGAAGGCTGTAACTTGGAGTGCTAGCCCGTTTGAAGCTGGCTTCGGCTCAGCTGGCGACCCTCTGTTGGGTATCGTTGAGTCCTATGACTATGACAACAACATGACTGTTTTAACCAGAGGTTATGCCTATGCTCCTGGAGTATCTGGTTCCCTCCCCTCTCCTGGCAATATCTTAGTAGTTAATGGCTCTGGTGCTGTTATGGCATCTACTGGAGCTGTTGGAGTTGCTCGCGCTGACGCAGTTATGACAACCGATGCAACCGGACCTGTAATGGTCTTTATCGGTTAATCGAAAGAAAGGAAGTGAAATAATAATATGTCTAAATTTACTTTAAGCAACCTGACCCCTGACCTGTACCAGCAGGCGCATTCCCAGGACATGACCCTTTCGATGCTCTTAGAAAGTCTGGACCCTGCCACTGAAGGTAGCGGCTTAGATGCTTTTGAAAGACTGATGAAAGAGGCCGGAATCCTCACTAAAACCGTTCGTGATAAAAACATCTTCTCATCCAAGGTAGATGCTTTCTACCGGACCAATGAGAACAAAATACTGTTCCCCGAGTATGTAGCCAGAACCTTGGTACAGGCTATGACCGAGTTTCCGATATTTAACTACCTTGTGGCTACTCGTACCCCGATTGACTCTAACGTTTACAAGGCATCTTACCTTGACTGGGACGACGCCGATAACAAGAAAGCAGTCGAGATGCGGCGTGTAACTGAAGCTGCTGACCTGCCCTTGGCAAGAATCAAGCTGGGCGATACTGCAATCACCCTCTACAAGTATGGTCGTGCAGTAGAAGCATCTTATGAAGCCTTGCGGAGAATGAGCTTGGAACTCTTCGAGCGTCACATCAACCGGATAGGCACTGAGGCGGCTAACAACAAAGTGTCTGAAATCCTGAGCGTTATCAAAGACGGTGACGGCAATAACAATGCTGCTCCGAAGCATAAGGCAAAAGTCCTTGACTCAGCTTTCAGTGCTGCCTTGACTAAGACTGCCTGGATTAAATTCCTGCTTAAATTCTATCCGTACGGCTGCGATACCGTTGTGGCTAACGAGGACGGACTGTTGCAGATACTTGAAGTGCTGTACCCTGCACCTACTGTTGCCTCCAAGATGGACGAACTGCTGGCGAAGGGCTTGAATGTAAGCACCACTTTACCGCAGGACTTAGTAGTCAATACTACCTTGCTTTATAACCCCGACATTGACAAGATTGGCGGTAAAGAAGCTATTTACGGTCTGAACCGGAGCAACACCATTGAGGAAATCTTTGAAGTTGGTTCGACTATCAGCGAAGCTGACAAGTTTATCCGCAACCAGACTCAGATATTGACCATATCCGAGAATAGCGGATTCCGCAAAATCTTCAAGGACGGTGCTAGAATACTGACCCTTGAATAGAAAGGGGTGTTTCCCCTATGGCCAATAAAATCTTAACTGCTGAGGGTTACGAAAGCCGCATCCGCTCTAAATTGGGGGTCGATGCGGCTTATATTCCCGATGCCGACATTAACCAACCGGATATTATTGCCATTGCCGAATCTAACATCATCAGAGTAGTACCCGACTATGACGCTCTTACCGGCGACGATTTAATCTACCTTGAGGCTGCTGCCGTCTGTGAGTGCGCTATCCTGCTCTGCCCTTCAATGCCTGCGAGATTACCGGTCAAAGAGCAGGGGCCAAGTTTCACGCGTGAGATTGAAGTCGACTGGACCGAAAAGCAGGTAAAACTCGAAGCTGAGCGGGACAGATTTATAAGTAACATTAGCACTGTTGCCTATATTGACGTTCCGCACTTCGGGTTATGTTAGAAGGTGATGCTGTTGTCTTATGCAAGCAAATACCTAGAGGCTCATGGGCAAGATGCGACGATTAACCGCAGTCCATCGGCAACCACCAAGGTAAGTATGAAACGCTCAACCAAGGCAACTCGTGACCCAGGGGTTAGGGACGCAGCATGGGAAGGATTAGCAGGGGCAGAATCGGCTTTAGCAGGCGGCGAGATAATGACCGTGGGACTGGACAAGTATCTGGTTCAATCGGTCAATGCTGACGTTGCAAGCGGAGAGTTGAGTTTCTTTGCCGTTAAGACCAATGCTGTTTTGACTCCCCAGCGGATTACTGCCTCGATGGACGCTGATAACAACATCGTGGAAACGTGGTCCTGGAATCCTAGCGGTACTATAGCAGATGCTTTCGGGCAAGTGATAACTTACAGTTTAAGGCAATATGACCCCGGACTGCTTGAGTCTTCACGCTATATCTTTTACCTACCTGCTGATATCGGCTTACAGGTGATGGACAGAGTTGTATTGGCAAGCGAAAACCTGATGGTGAACGCTATCGACCCGCTGATGCTTGAAGGCATAGTCCGTATTCAAGCCGGTAGCGATACGAGAGCTTAGGAGGTGATTCTATCGGCGTAAGATTTGATGCTGCTGCGTGCATTGTGGCGCTACAAGAACATATTACTTCAACACTCCTGTTGCTTGCCGAAGAATATAAGCGTGATGCAGAAAGCCATATGCAAACCGCTGAAGGCAAAAACGATTTAACCATTGGCGAGATAGAGGCTTTAGGGTCGTTTCTGACGGTTAATGTAGTAGGAGGCGCATGGGCGGCAATGGATGAGATGGGTACAGGCTCTTTGATGGATAAGAGTAACCCGGCACTTGACAAATACATTGCCAGCCAAGCGTGGAATCCTTATCGCAGTAAAAGCGATACTACTATTCGCACACGTGACCCCGGCCCTTACACTAATATTTTCGGAGAGACGCAAGTTAGTAAAGCCACCAAGGGTGGTATTGACCTAGAAAAGATATTGCGAAACACGGAAATACTTAATTCCCTTATCGGTTATCATGCAAGCGGCAAGATGGGCCTTGTTAAAGAACCGGAGATTCTCCTTCTTTACCCTTCCCGTGCTATGCAGACAGCTGCCGAATGGTTAAAGGTAAAAAGGTTGCGTGAAAAATGGCAAGAATCGCTAAGAGCCTTCCCTTGGGGAAGGTTTTTTGTTGTCACAAAAGATTAGGGAGGTAAAGATATGGCTCGATTGTTAAACGATTATATCCACCTTACACAAGTGGAGTTTTTAATCAAATATTGGTGGGCGTATCTAATCTTTTTAGGCACTATTATTGCGGTGATTTGGGCAAAGGGAAAGTAGGTGATGCCATTGTTTTGAGCCAGAGAAAGACTTAGCCAGATTACAGACCTTGTTTATGAATGATACGGACTTACTTAAGGCATTGGGACTAGAATCTGCTACACCTATCCAAAGGGCTGAAAGGATTATCAAACGGTCACGATGGAATGACCTCGTAACAGCTGAAAGACGACTCTGCTTGTATTTCAGACCTTCCAGAACCGTTAGAAACCGCATTGTAACTAATGAGCTTTTGCAAGTCGATTGTCACGTCCCGGCAAAGCAGGACTACTTAGCTTACCGGGCAATAGCGAGAGTAGAAAAGCTACTCTATAACCAAGAAATCAACAACCGAATCTATGAGTTTGAAGGTCAGCTAGGGGAATTACCCACTATGGCTGACTTTGTTTGTGTAGGGGCTAGATTCAGCTTCTACGCAGTTAAATAACTGAAAGGAAGTGAAACCCTTATGGCAAAACTTATCTACAAGAAAGCAGGTAACATTGAGCTAATTCGCAGGAGCGACAGTGCTCGCTTCCTGTCTGTTGGTGTAGTTGAATCCATTGAACCGTCCATTAGCAGAAAATCGTCTACCCTGCCTGACGGCAACTCTGACTGGGATATGGAGTTTTCAAACGGCATGGAAGGGCAGGTGGCAGTTAACCTGTCTACTTTTCAGCCTAAGCTGTATGCAGGGTTAGCGGGAGCTACTTATGACGAAAACTCATCCTATGCTATTCGACACATCACAACTCAGGGGGTTCCTGCCACATCTCCGTTTACCGTTGATGTTAGCGCAGAAGGTACTCCTTTAGCTGCCCCCGTGCCTGTAGTCCATGATGCCGCCGATTCTCCTTATGTCAAAGTATCCGCTAGTCCCGCCGCTGGGCAATTTGCTGTTAGCGGTTCGGTGTTTACCTTCTGCTCTGCAAATGCTGGGCAGGAAGTTACTATGGCTTTTGATGTTACTACTACTGCCGATAAGATGGAACTGCCATCTGAAAGCAATCGTCCGGTGTTTGAAATGATAATTGCAGGTAAAGCCGTGCTAGCTGACGATGAAGGAACCTCTAAGGCTGATGCTATGGTTTTCGACTCTGTAGCAGTCTCCGGCGACTTGAAGCCGCCTACTCGTAAGAAAGAACCGGTAGGCTGGAACTTTACCATGAAAATCCTGAAACCTCGTGCTGGTCGCAAACCTGTTGACTATCGGGTGGAAAGATAGGGGGGTAATCAGTAATGGCTAAAAAGGAGGTAGCATCTTTAGCAACAATGGTCGGAACTGGCGAACCCTGGGAAGTGCAAGGCAAGAACTACACGGTTAAGCCGCTAAAAATCAAGGATGAACCAGAGTTTACGGGTGACCAAATCAACTTTGGTCCTCAATACTTCTCTTTGATTACCCCTGAAGAAAGGGCAAAGTTTGACAAGTGGATGAGCCGTTATCTGTTTGATGAAGCAGGCGAACCCATGAGCTTGGAAAAAGCAACAGAACTTGACTGGGACGTTGCAGACCTCAAAGAGTTTTGGCACAGGCTGGTTAAAATATCGGGTTGACGCTACTTCCCCCCGGTGAAAAGAAAGACAAGGAGGAGGGCGATGAAGGTCTGGACTGGGGGGAAGTTTATACCGAACTGCTTTGTCAAACCTCAATGAGTTATGACGAGATAGGCGAAAGGACTATCCCCCAGATAACAGCTATCCTTCGGAGCAAGGGCAAGTATATTGCATCAGGACTCCTCGGGCTTTCTAGCGGTGAAAGCGAAGAAGCAGAACCCGATAGTGAGCATACAGCGGATGAAGGGATGGCCATTGCAGCTATGTTTGCGGGATTTGGCTAAAATTTCAGACTAAACGATAAGGCAGGCGTAAAATCCTGCCTTTTGGTTTGAGCTGAAAGGCAGGAATCTTCTGGCACCCGTAACAGGGTGTTTTTTTTCTGAAAGGTGGTGAAGATATTGAGTGATGATGCTGTAGTACAGATTATATCGAGACTAGGCGTTGATTTTAACCAGGCTATTGTCGGCGTGGAGCAGTTGTCGGCTAGTACGACAAAGTTAAATGCAGAACTCAAGCAGTTGCAGGTTTCGGCTAAAGAAGCTGCTCAGCAAATGGGGCTTGCCTTTACGTCTACTACCGGGAAAATGGAAGCAACCGCTGCCAAAACTAAAGCTGGTGCGGTCATGGGCGAGAAAATCAAGCAGGACTTTAGCAAGAAGCTGATGGAAACCGAAGTCTTGCTGAGAAAAACAATGGCTGATGCCGCAAAAGCTGGGGCTTATATTCCTTCCGGTACTAATCGGTCGTTAGGATATGTAGGAGCTTTACAACAACAGGTAGCCGCAGGGAAAGAACTTACTCAGCAGGAAGTCAAGGCAGTCGATGCTATTGGCAAACGTGCTAGGTTGCGACAGTTGGAAATCCAAGCGTCTGTTCAAGCCTTAAAGTTAGAGCAGGCTAGGGCTAAGACAGTGGGACACGTTGCAGACCAGCAAGGCCGTGTGGGATTAGCTCAAAAGCAAAGTACCGAGTTAGCCAAGATGGAGCTTTTAACTCTTAACCAAAAGATGGCTAGAATGCAAGCTACTGTCCAGACTAAGCAGTTAGAAAATTCCTTAACTGCTATCGGTTCAAAAACGCTAGGCTCTGAACTGACGTTAAGGCAAGCTGAGTTAACTAACCTCATCAAGCAGATGGAAGTCAATGGTAAGCTTAATGCTCAGGAAATGCAACGGCTTAATACCTTGAAGGGGCAGGTAGCCGCATTAAATAGCAACGTAAGGGCAGTAAGCGCAATAGCTACAGCCGATGCAAAGCAAGCTGCTGCCACAGCAAGGACTGAGAGTGCCAATAGGATAGCAACCGCTGAAGCAAGGAAACACGTTAGAACGGTACAGGATTTAAATAAAGAGTACAACGTTCTAGGCTCACAATTTGAGCGCAGAGCTGGCTGGTTTATTGCAGGTACGGCCTTTTTCGGTTCCTTGGCTGCCTTAAAAGAAATCGCAGTTACCATTAAAGACGTTGAAATGGGCATGACCACTATTGCTCGTATCACTGAGGACGTTAATTTTAACTTCAAGGAAATGCGAGATAGCCTGCAAGGTTTAGGCGTTGAATACGGCATGGGCTGGGAGAACGTTAGCGACATTGCTATTCGTTGGTCACAGGCAGGTTACAATACCGCTGAGACGTTAGAGTTAACCAAAGCCAGTCTACTAGCCTTGAATACCGCAGAATTAAACGCGACACAGGCTTGGGCAGCATAACTGCCTACAGGCGTTCTATGGGGAAACTCATAGAATTACGACTCCGTGAATTGCTGGAAACCCCTTAGAGTTCAGATTGCTACAACGTGAGGATGAAATATGCCTGAGCGTGAATGCTTGAAAAAATCTGAAATTGGGCAATCAGCAGCCAAGCCTCGAACAGAGGAAGGTTCAACGACTATCCCAGCGGGGAGTAGGGCTTAATGCTCGAAGCGCGGAGCACCTTAACGGGTAATGCCGATGGTGAAGATATAGTCTATCCCTTATTGAAAAATAAGGTAGTAGAGACACAGGGCTTAATAGCAATCATGGCCCAATGGGGATTAACAGCAGAGGAATTACTGCCTACCATTGATAAAATTAACCTTACGGCTGATAACTACGCCGTTTCTTCAGAAGATTTGGTGGCAGGCTTAACTCGCTCATCAGGAGCCGCTAAGGTATTGGGTTTAACCCTGGATGAGACTATTGGCATTTTAACTGTTATGCGTGAAGCTACAGGCAGAACCGGCAAAGAGGTCGGGAATGCTTTGAACAGTATCCTATCTTTTATGCAACGTCCAACCGCTATCAAGGCATTTGAGGCTGAGGGTATCCGCGTATTTGCCGATGAAGCCAGGACTCAATTTAGAAATGTCATAGAAATATTTGACGAGATGTCCGCAAAATGGCCTACGATGTCCGTAGAAGCGCAGGATATATTCTCAGAACAGGCAGAACAAGTAGGCTTATATTCCGAAGAAATGGCCGAAGCTATTGGATTGCAAAAAGAATGGACTGATATTCAGCAAAGGGATTTATCACAAGCTGCCGCTGGTATTTATCGGCGTAACTATCTGCTTGCCTTACTCCAAAACTGGGCAAAAGTTGATGAAGTTATTGTCGGCTTAGAAGATTCTCTCGGCTATTCCATGAAGGAAAACGAGCGGACTATGGCGACTCTGGAGAAGCAGATTCAATCGCTGAAGGCCGCCGCAGAGCAGTTTGCGGTCGCTATTGGTGATGCAGGATTGTTAGACCAGATGAAAGGCATAGTAGAAGGCACAACCGATGTTATCAAGTGGTTTAATGATTTAGACGATACAACTAAAACTCTTCTTGTTACTTTTGGGGAAGTGGCTATTGCTATCAAGTTACTTACTTCTTTAATGAAGATGATGGGGTTATCTGGCGCAGGTGCGCTGGCTGGCGGCTTACTTAAGGGTTGGAGTATGCCGGTAAAGCTCGCAGAAGCGAGTAAAGCTATGATTGCTCTTAGAACTGCCACAACTGCTACAACTACTGCTCTTAGGAATTTAGGCACAGGGGCAGTAGCCGCTTTAGGTGGTCCTTGGGTGCTTGGAATAACTGCTGCTGCCGCCGCTGTCTATACCCTTTACAAAGAAGTTAAGGCTGCTAATGCTACGATGATAGAGCATGGAGTATTGGCAGAAAACATGGTTGGCGATTATGATGCTTTAGTTAACAAGCTAAGCCAATTGGAAAAAGGCACTGAGGATTACAACAAGACGGCAGAAGAATTGAGGGTCCAAAAAGAGCAGATAAGCAAGGCTTTGCCGGAAGTTGTGGATGGTTATGATGCTGAAACTAATTCACTTATAATCAATCGCAAGGCAATGGATGATGTAATTGACGCTGGCAAGGAAATGAAGAAATCTCTGGACGAAAAAAACAAGAGCTTAGAAAACGCCATCGAATTGGAAGATGAAGAAATTCAAGCAAGTCAATCTAGGGCAAGAGAATGGGAATCACAAAAGAATATACTGGAAGAACTGGCTCAACGTAGAAAAGATTTGATAGATGTTTTGGCAAGGCAAGCCAAAGGTTCTGAGGATGCTCAAAAAACAGAAGAAGCATTAGGCGAAACCGAAAAACTAATAGCAGATATAGCAGTAGAAGCCGGGTTAAAACGCAATGCTTCGGTAGATGAGATTATTGGTAAAATTAGCGAACTAATAAAGGCTCAAAATGATGCGGCCATAAAGCATTATAATAATCAGCGCAAAATGGTAGAAGACGCAAGACAAGGCGCGCTAGACAGGTTGGAAATTTTAAATCAAGAAATTGCCGCAAACAAATCTTTGTTACCTGGTGGCCAATGGTACCAATATAGACCTGTTTTCCTTAAAGGTAAGTACAATATTCTTCCCGGTGGTGAGTTTTGGGCTAGACAGAATTTAAAGGAGAGCCAAGAAGCTCTGATACGGGCAAAAGCAGATTTGGATAAATATAACCGACAATTGGCCGAGATAGACAAGTCTGTGCAAAGTATCAAGAATGCGGGCAATAAAAGTGCTGCTGCTGCCCTTACTGGCGGCGGTCCTTCTCCCGGCCCCGGTGCAGCCGCTAAGGGTGCTGGTAAAGAAATCGACTATCTCGCTGAAGCTATCCAGCGGTTAACTGATGCGGCAAAGCAGTATGAGTTAGTTAACATGGACTTGGAATCAGTCTTAGATGCCGTTAATCGCAGGCTGGGTGTCTCTAACGCAGAGTACGACTACCTCAATGGCAAAGTTGAGGCAGGAACGGCTACTGCTCAGGACTATGCCCGTATGCAGGAATTATTGGCTCGCAAAATTGCTCTGCTTAAAAACGAGCAGGTGCAGTTGGCAAATGCCAATCAGGAATACCAGCGGCAGATTGAATCGCTAACTCCTGTATTGGCTAAAGCAACGGCTGAGTATGACCGATTTAGGGCTGCTGGTGATGAAAAGCATATGAAAGATGCTGCCAGTGCTGTATCGGCTCTTAAAAGCGAAATAGACAGCCTTTCCGGTGCAATAGCAAGTAACACTCAGCAGTTATGGGAGAATCAAGGCGCATTAGACCAGTTGGCTACTTCGGCTTACACTGCCTACTATCAGCAGACTATGGCGTGGATGAGTCACATGGACGCTATCGGTAAGATGAATAGCGAACTACAGTCTCAAGTCCTAGCCGGGTTTGACGTGCAGAAATTGACGTTGCAGGATTTGCAAGACCTTGAGAAAAGGCAGTTTAATGACCGCCTAGATAGGCTGAAAACTGAGCGTGACCGTATCACAGATGCTTACGATGCTCGAATGAAACAGTATGAAGCTGAGATTGAAGCTAATGACCGACTGATTGAAAGCAAGGAAAAGCAAGCTGAAGTTGCTGTTGATGGTATCGAAGAACAGATTAAGGCTATCCAGCGTTTGATGGATTTGCTAGATGATGATGCTGAAAGCGAGGACCGGGAAGAGGCAGAACGCAAGCATAACAAAAAGCTGGCCGAGTTAGCGGAAGAACGGCTTTATCATGAGCTTAGGACTGGCTTAGAGCATCAGGATAGAATTAAAGAAATTGATGATGAAACGGCAGAGGAAAAACGCAGATGGCAGTTACAGCAGAACGATTGGGCGCGGAAAGACCAGAAGGACGCTTATCAAGACCAGATTAACGCTTTGAAGGAAAAGCAAAAAGCTATTGAAAAATCTTCTAGGGAAGAAATCAATCAGCTTAAAAAGCAGAATGACCGGAAGAAACAGGAGATGCAGAGGTTTTATAACGAGCTTAACAGCATCTTGAATGATAGCAACCTTCGCATGATGGCGGCATCCCAAGAAAGAGGCAAGGAGTTTATCCGCAAAATGGGCGAAATTGCCCGGCAAGCTACACAAGCATTTAACGATAACTACAGACCTGACAGCGTCATTAGCGGTGCTCGTGACTTAGTAGACGATGCACGGTCAGGCTATACACCCGGTAGTGGTGGTAGCTCGAAGCGTCCCTCTGAAAGCGATTATACCGGTGGCTCTGGCGGCAAAAAACTCAAGGCCATTGTAGGACCTGAAAGCTATACCAACAAGAACGGTCGTACTTATATGTGGTCGCAAAACTTGGCCGGACTTTTAGGCTATTCTGCTACATGGAATCAATCTGATGGCACGGTTACTATCGGTGGCAAGAAGTTTACTCCTGCTTGGAATGACAACGGCAGAACCTTTTTAGGCATTCGTGAAGTAGCTGAAAAGCTGGGTTTCAGTACAACCTATGATAACTCTAGCCGTGAGGTTTCAGTCTGGGACAAGGCTCATACAGGCGCAAAGGTTAAGACTACTGGCATAGCTGAACTGATGCACGATGAGCGCGTACTGTCTCCTAACCTTACCGTTAGCTTTGATAAGTTGGCGGCTGTTTTATCCCGTCCTACTGCTCAGGCTCAGATTGGCTCTTTAGGCAGTAGCGCAGACCTTGAAAAGATAGCTGATAGAGTGATAGCCGCAATAGAACGTAAAAAATCCATGCAGATAGACAAGCTTTTAAACATTGAACACGCAGGCTTTGAGGATAGAGCGGATATGCAGGCATTGGGTGTAGAGGTAAGAAATATGCTAACTGCGGTGGGGAGGTGATGAGTTTATGGCCTTTCATGTAGACGAAAATGGAATCTTACAACCTTTAGGCGTGACAGTCTTGCGGGGTGTAGAGTTTATAACCAACACAGTAGACTACAGCGAATCAGTACCGGGGCGTGATGGCGAATATGACTTCGGTTGCGATTTAGGTCCTAAACTCATTAACATTCCCGTTGCTATTGATACTACACCCTCGACATGGGCAGACAAAGAAGCTGAGATAATGGGTTACTTGAATCCGAAGCTGGGTGAGCAACCGCTTACCTTTGCTAATCGTCCGGGGAAGGTTTACATGGCTCGCTATGCTGGCACGTTGGGTTTCAAAGATGATGGTCGCTATCATCGTGAATTTACCCTGCCCTTTAAGGTTTCTAGGAGCTATGGCGTATCATCGACGCAAAGCTTGTTGGTTGGCACAGGAACGGCGGTAAATGCTGGCAACGATGAAACGCCTGTGATAGTTGAAATCGTTGGCCCTGTGACGAATCCGAGTGTCACGGTGGGCGGTGTTGAAATGAAATATACCGGGGAGGTTACCGCTAGTGACACGTTGATAATTGATACCGAAAAACTAACTTGTACTTTTAACGGTGCTAATGCTTTAGCGAACTACAACAAAAAGTTTCCTTGGTTGGCGGTTGGTGATAATACTGTGACGGTTTCCGGTGGGACCGTTCAGGTTATTTGGCTTAATCGCTGGATTTAATAGAAAGGAAGTGACTTTAATGGCGTTTGAATTACCCTTCCCTCCGTTTCCCCATGACTCAAGGGACGTACCCTTTATAGCTACACCTGATGACAACAACGGCTA